TGAGCTGGATAAGTGGCAAAAGGAAGTATTGGCTACGAGTGGTAACAAAGCCATATGTTCTGGGCGACAATCTGGTAAATCTACTATTATCTCGCAGGATGGAGGGGAATACGCTGCTAAGAACAAGAACAAGAGTATTATGATTATCGCAGCAACAGAGAGACAAGCATTACTTCTATTCGAGAAGGTTTTAAGCTATTTACATGATAATTACAGAAAGATGATACTCTCTGGAGTAGATAGACCAACTAAGCATGAGTTGAAGCTAAACAATGGAACTATAATAAGATGTTTGCCAACAGGTGATAGTGGTTATGGTATCAGAGGTTTCACAATCGATAGATTATACGCAGATGAAGCAGCTTTTATCTCAGAAGACGTGTGGGCGGCTGTAACGCCTATGCTGGCAACAACTGGGGGGGATATTGTTTTGTTATCTACACCATTTGGAGCAACTGGTTATTTTCACAGATGTTTTCATGATAAGAACTTTACATCTTTCCATGTGAACACGGAAGAAGTTGCAAAAGGAAGAGAAGAACCACAAAAGAGCAATATGCTAGAGTTCTTGAAAGATGAGAAAGAGAGAATGACTAAGTTACAATATCAGCAGGAATATTTGGGATTGTTTGTTGGTGGAATTATGAGACTCTTTGAACCAGAATTAATAGATAAGGTTTGCACTATCACCCCTGGGGCTGTCATCCATCCAGGAGGTGATAACTTCTTAGGAGCAGACATAGCCCGCCATGGTGGGGATGAAACGGTTTTAATATCAGCTAAACGAAGAGGAGAGATATTAAGAATGTTTGAACTAGACATCCCAGAAGCTCAAGCATTAACAAACACAGCAAGACTAATGATTCACAAAGACTTTCTCTATGATTACAAGAAGATGTATATTGATGATGGTGGTATGGGGATTGGGGTTTATGATATTCTTTTTGAAGATGAACAAACTAAAAGAAAAGTTGTAGGGATTAATAACGCTAAACGTAGCATTGATAGATTGAAGGGAGCTGATAAAGATAGGAAAGTTCCAATGATGAAAGAAGACCTTTATATGAATTTAAAGAACTTGATGGAGAAAAGTTTGATTGAATTGTTTGATGATGCAAGATTAAAGCAAAGCTTAAAATCTATGCAATACGAATACTCAGAAGGTGGGAAGTTGATAATCTATGGGAACTACTCCCATATTGCAGAAGCATTGATTAGAGTTGCGTTTGCGATGAAAGACAAAACTTTAAAACTTTGGGTGTGTTAAGTAAAACATGGCATTTACAGGAATAACCGCAACAGAAGCAGAGATTGACCAGAAGACTGGAGCTAATGTAAGCGCTGCATTTACTGATGTTATGAAAACAGCAGCCCTTCTTCAAGCGGAGAGTGTTGTTAATGGATTCGCGAGATATAATTTCTCTGATAATTGGGGAACCTTAAACGTTGATGTGAAATATTTAATCACAAACATAACTGCTTCTATGGTTGCGATTGAAGGGATAGGATATGACTTAGATACTTATGGAAGAACTGTTGCAGAAGATAAAATAACAATTCTAACAAACGACGTTCAAAGAAACTTATCAATATTGAAAGATAAAAAAGTACAGGACTTTGTAAATGGCGCATGATTTTAAACGATTCCCTGAATTAACAAACAGGCAGATGAACTTATACTATTTTGAAAGCCCACACAAACAGATAACTCAGGACTTTGTAGCTAAGGTTGTGAAAGTAACTGATGGAGACACAATAAGAGTTAAGTGGGAAGATAGAGACTTTGACTTTCCTATTCGTTTTATAGATATTGCAGCCCCAGAACTTGATGAGATTGGTGGAGCTAAAAGCCAGAGTTGGTTGGAGAGTGAGATTTTAGGGGAAGAAGTAACTGTTGTTATGGATAGAAAAAACAGAGTGGAGAAGTGGGGAAGACTTTTAGGAAGAATATTATTTAGAGGGATTGATATTAATCAAGCAAGCATGAACGGAGGTTTTTCGATAAGATTTGAATAATGACATTACCAGGAGTTTTTAATCAGAGGGAACAGTTTGTTAATTATGATTGGGTTGATATTGCAAATGGAACGGGTTATGTTGAATATTATGGAGCGTTATGTAATGGTGGATTAGAAACAACAACACCGAGAAGCACAGTTAGTTCAGAGTTCATAAAGATAGTAAATCCAATAGGAGGAATAGCAAACGCATTAACTCAACTATTTAATTTAGATTTTGATATAGAATTTAATGTTCCTAAAAATATAAAAGGAGAAATACAAGTTAATGTTCCCATAGGAATAGCAAATCCCTCAGCAGTAGATGAAAGTGTAAACATGCAAGTAATAGTAAAAGTCTATCATTTTGACGGTTCAACCGAAACTCAATTAGGAAGCACAGCAACAAGCACATTATATACCATAGGAAATTTAAACTCTGGAGGACTTGCAAGAATGTCTGCAAACGCATTATTAAAAGTTACACAAGCAACAACTAAAAGATTTAAGGCAGGAGAAATATTAAGAGTAACTGTTGAAGGCTGGTTTGAAGCAACAACTGGGGCAAATAGTTTAATAGCAGCAATAGGACTTGACCCCTCAAACAGACCAGACACAAAAGAACCATCAACAATTGCATCTAATAAATTAAGACCACAAATTATTGTAACAGGCCAACCAACAAGATTAAGTATAAACGTTCCATTTCAATTAGATATATAAAATGCCAGAAACAGAAATAAGCTCAGCAAGTGAAAGTGATATTACAGGGATAGTCAAAGACGAACCTGTTAGTTCAAACACCCCCGATAGTGCAAGTGATTCAAAAGAAACAAAATGGCAGGATGATGAGTTCTATGAAAGATTTGGTTATTACACAGACCCAAAAACTCCAGAGATAACTGCAGTGATTGATGCAAGAGCAACATGGACTGTTGGAAAAGGGTTTAAAGCAGAACCCGCAGCAAAGTTTATCTTAGATGGGATTAGAGGAAATGGTTTTGATTCATTCAACACCATCCTAGAAAACGCAATGAGAACTATGCTGATTGGTGGGAACTTCTACGCAGAGATTATAAGAGATGATTCTGGAAACTTGATTAATCTTAAACCATTAGACCCTGGAGTAATGTCTAATATTGCAGATAAGGAAGGACAGATAATAAGATTTGAACAAAGCTCTAAAGTTAAAGGAAAGAAACCTAAAACCTTTGCAAGAGATAAAATATTTTATCTTCAAAGGAATAGGGTATTAGATGAGATTCACGGGAGAGGTATTATTCAAAAACTTAAACTAATTCTTGATATGAAGACAGAAGCGATGCAAGACAGCAGAACAATCAATCATCAGTTCGCTTATCCAAAGTGGATAGTTCACTTAGACAGCGACGACGATACAAAGATAGCAGCGTTCAAACAAAAGTATGATGGAATAAATGAAAGCGGACAACCAATAATTTACGTTCCTAAAGATATTGTAGTTCCAGAACTTGTTGCAGTTGCGCCAAATGCTTCAATCTCATTATTACCTTGGATAAATTATCTTGATAATCAATTCTATCAAACTGCTGGAACTCCAAAGATAATCGTAGGAGGTGGTTCAGAGTTCACAGAGAAAGCATCATCAATAGTTTATCTAGCCTTCCAACAGAACACAGAAGAAGACCAGCTTTTTTTTGAAGAGCAAGTAGGTTTGCAATTAGGTTTGGAAATAAATTTAGAGTTCCCTGTAAGTTTGGAGAATGAATTGCTTAGCGATGAGAAGAAAGACCCAGACCCTACAACAGTTCAACCTAACGAAACAACCGCAGGAGCAGGACAATGAAAATAAGTGATAGATTAATGATTATGGAAACTGATATTAAATGGATTAAGAAGATGTTGTATGTAACTCTGGGGGGAGTATTCGCAACCATAGGTTTTGAGAATAAAGAAATCTTAGCATTAATCGTAGGGGTGACAATATAATGGGAACTGGATTTAGCACAACTAGCAGAAGAAAGAAAAAGAGTAGTGTAACACAGAAATCACCAACTCAAGAATCAACACCAACTCCAATTAAGATAAGAAGCGACCAAGCACTTGTTAAGGAAAAGTTTGG